TGTTCATCCGTAGATATAATACCGTCCATGAAGGGTATGATAATGCGATGGAAACAATTGACGTTTATGATGAGAAAACATTCACTCAATATGCCTTAGATGGAATGAATTGGATTCAGACTAAAGCACCTGCATCGCATGGATTCTTTCAAATACCTATCGCGTACCATCGGGAAGATGATGTTGCTTGGGGTAAGGGTCAGGATTTGATAAATAAGATTGAAAGATTGCTCTCAGATATACGTGAGAGCAATGCGTATTTTAGCTTCGGCATTATGTTTCTTGCCGGAGATGATGTTAAAGTACTTCCGCCAAAGACTTCTCAGGGTAAGGTAATTATTTCAACGAATGAAAATTCAAAGGCTGAGATGTTACAGCAAAATGATATGTCTCCTTCTCTTAAATTTGAGTTCGATCAATATTGGAAACAGCTGTGTCGTGTGACCGGAACTGTAGTTATTGATCCGGAATTATTAAAAGGTGGAGATCAATCTGGAGCGTACATCAAAAATTTATATAACGATGCTATCCAATACGCTCTTGACGCTCGACCAAGATGGCAGCCTACACTTGAAAAGATTGTATCTGTTGTGAAAGAAGGATTGGGCATTGAAGAAAAGAAAACCCTGGACTATAAAAAATTGGTCGTAATTTCAGAGCCAGATATTTATGTTCCTATGAACGTTGCTGAGGAAGTTCGGCTAATGAACGAATCTTTAGTTGCCGGATCGGTGTCAATAGAAACTATTGCAGAGAAACATTACTTTGCTTCTCCAGATGAAGTGAGTAGATTAAATAACCAAGATATAAAGGAAAACGAGCAAAAACTCAAATAAAGTAACTAAAATATAAAACAAAATGAACAAACAGCAAGTCCTACAAATAATGGAACTGGAGAGCCTACCCCAGCCGATAAAGCAGTCCAATAGCAAATGTATTGCTTTGGTCGAAAGAGCGTCAGGCGAACAGGATTATGTGATCGCAAACGGTGGTGGTGTGATAATGGATAAACAGCCAATGTCAGCGGTCAGGAAGATTGTTGAGTTTTATCCTGTGGAAGAAAGTGGAGGAAGTGATTGTTGAAGAACCTGTGATCGTTGCGCCTACCGTTATCGTTGCTCCTGTTGTGGTCGAGGAATACAACAGAGATAAGGCAATTCAGCTGTTGGTGTTTAAAGGCATGAACGAGGCTAAAATGAGGGATAAAACGGACGAGGAACTGAAAAAGTATTTGAAGGTGTATAATAAATAAAAGAAAAGCCTCACAGAGATGTGGGGCTTTTTAGTTATTATTCCATGCGCCTTGCCATTATCAATCCAACGAATCCTGCGATCATTTGGAATGCGTCGGACTTACCGACAGTATTTTCTAAATCAATTTCAACCGGATTGCTTAGATATTTTGACTCTAAATCTTCATCAGAGATAACTTCACCAGTTAAAAGCGCAATTGATCTTCTAACGTCTTTTTCGTCTACCATAAATGTTATGGCTAATGGTTTTTTCATGTAATTACATTTTAGTGATTTCTGTTAAATTCCTGACAAGCCGATGCACCTTACTCAATTCCCCATCCTTCCTATACATCATCACTTTGATTGGTTTGAAATATGTTATCTCGGCTATTATGCCACGACTTCCATTCAGTATCACTTCATCGCCAACCTTGAATGGAATTGATTGGCGGTATGCTTCGTTGATTAGCTGCTCTGTATTGGAAGCGAGAACACGAAGCAAGTTTAGTTGAGAGAGGAGGGATTGGATCATTCTGCTGTATTTAACGCCCACCATTCATTTACATCTTCCGGCTTATACTTTCCTGCAACACATTCGAGAATAAACCGATAGACTTTCTCGATCTTCTTCTCGGTGAGAGTGATTGATGGTTCAAAATCTTCTCGCTTGAGAATGAACCGAACACCACGATTGTATGGCTTTCCGGTCAGTTCGTTGGTGTGGGCGTTGTAGATTACATACCACCCCAAGTCGCAAGCAGGGTTGCCAATCCAATGGCCAATAAACTGCCACCGATATTCATCAACCACGTCAGCCAAAGTAACGGTAGGTAATGTCAGGTTGCAAGCCTTCTTTTTATTGGCAGGAACTTTGATTTCTACCCATGCGATTGGTTCATCGTCTTGATATACCAATCCGTCAGGACTGTCGCCATAGCTTTCATTGACGCACATGAAAAGTATATCACCAAAATCAGTTGTTCCACATTTGATTTCTTCCATGAAATTTTCACGAATCCAATTCATTGCAAGTGGTTCGTTATCTTTCCCGAAATCCATCTGCCATGCTTTTACTTCGTCGATTAAGTCGCCTTCTCTGATCTGGAAAACAATGTCGTCAATGTATTCAATCGCAGTCTTTCCAAAGATTTCGTTTTTGCCTCGTCCTCCTGTATTCAGTTTTTCAAGTCCAGACGAGGTGATTCGAGTTGCACGTTTTTGCTTCCATGCAAGCTCCCGATCACGGGCGGTTGGTTGTTGGTCGTATTCTACTTCCATGTCGTAACAATATTAAAGATTGATTTTGTTAGGTAAATGTCATAACTAGCATCATGTAGCTTTTCCTCTTCCACTACAATTCCGAGAGTTGCTGCAACGGTTGATAGCTTGAAGTTTTCCATTTGATGACGTTTTGATGCCAGATGCGGAGTAGCAAGAACCATCACGTCAAGTGAGTTAGACCAAAACCACGAGCCGAAGTAATTATCCTTGTTTTGCAGGAAGAATCCACGAAGGAATTGGTTATCGAACGATGCGTTGTTGTACCCAACTAAGAAGAACTTGTCAGTCTTATTGAATTTGTCAACATACTTACCGAGCATTTTTACTAATTCTCCATACACAATAAACATTGGCGTATATCGAAGCACCTGATCTTTTGTGACTCCAGCTACTGCTAATGCTTCATCTTCAATTTGGCATAGTGGATTTGGTTGAACTTTAAAGTCAAACGATTCTTTCACTTCTCCGTCAATTACGATCTCGCCACTTATTTGGTGAATGCCGTTCTTTGCCGGATTAGTTCCGGTTGTTTCTAGGTCAAAGAAAAATAGTTTCATTCTTTCACCTCCAACGCTTCTTTAAATTTAACCTGATCTTCTGGGGTTACATCGTATTTCTTCCAAACGGATTCGATTGGGTTGCCGTCCTGAACCCATTTAACGATTGATGCCCAATTACCACTTGTCGGAGTCAATGCGATTTTAACGGCTTCTCCAGATGCGGTTACTTTTGGTGCGATTTGCGACACCCTCAATGCCCAATCCTTTCCTCCTCCGATAGCCTTATCCATTTCCTGAGTCAAAGTAACCGGAAGATTTTTGACTGATTCTAAGTATGGAGTGCCTGCAAGTCGTGCCAATCGCTTTTTGTTAGTGGCGTTCAATACCATCGGAAGCGATGAATGCTGATTCTGTTTGAAGTACGCAATCCATGCAGGTTTTTTCTCTCCATTGATTACTTCGTTTTCAGACCATACAATGCGTTCAATTACTACATTGATGTCTTTGCCGTTTGGAAGGATTTCTATTCCACAATGTGTAAGTTTTCCCCCGTAACGGTAGTGTTTTAAAATTGGTTCTGCCATGATTATTCCTCCATCGATTGAATACGATCAATTTCAGCAGCAAGTAAGGCGGCTGATACAATCATACGTTCTTTCTCAGGCTTGGCAATCATTCGCTTCCAAATTGACACATCCCAAAAGCTGGGCGGAGTTAATTTGTGACGATCAGTCATCAATAACATCATTGCAGCGTCAGTAAGCTGAGAGAATCTATTCTCAATAACATCTTTTTCAATTGTGTAGCCGTGTTTTTCAATTTGTTCCTTACGTTCTTCGGCAATCAATTCAATTCCTGATTTTTTCATTTCGTTTATTTTTATTAGTTTAAATCCTCAATTTTCCATTCAACTTCCGCATCGTCAAAGCCAGACTGTTTTGCGGACTCGATTAGTTCTTCTTTCCATTGATCGGAAAGTAGGTTCTGTACCTTCGTGTCCAAGAATTGCTCATCG